ATGGCGTCGCCAGACGGCTTGCCAAAATATCTTGCTGGGTCTTTGAGGCACAGTAGCTTATATACTATATAGCTACATGCTACAGTAGATGTAAAGTCTTTACCGCTACCCTTTCCAAGCTGCAGGATAACCTCATTCTTTGTATACTTCTTGTAGTACCTAGCCCCCTCTTCAGCACCCATTATCTGTTCTAGGTCTTCTTGCTTATAGATCTGGCTCATGGCCTCTACAATGTCATACTGCACCTGTGATAGTGGTGGTTGGCCAAGAAAGTCTTCACCCTCTACGAATGTTTTAGCGTCTACGGGTATTTCTGCAAATGGGCTATCCTGAAGTGCTTCTAAAAAGTCATCAAACATTACTCGCTCACAATCGTAACTGTTTCTCCAGGCTTTGTAGCACGTGATAGCCTACGCATAATTTCATCACGAATCTCTGGGTGCTCCGATGCGATGTCCTTTAGGATTTCAATTAGGGCCTGCTGCCTCTCTTCAATTGCAACCATCTCTTCAGCCATCTCTTTATTCTCTAGCAGGCCAGCCTTTTGTAGCATATCAATCCTCGTACGCTCAAGATCCATTACTAGCTTAATGCCTGCTGTCTTTGCCCCCAGGTTGGCTACTGTGGTAGCTTCATCTATTACTTCGTATGCCTTTTGAATAAGCTTACTGTAGTGTGTGTCTGCTCCAACAAGGGCTTCCTTAGCTCTTGCACGAATAGCTGCATTGTCGGATGCCATTGCTCGCCACTCATTAATATATGATACAACCTTTTGTCTTGGTAGTGCAAGCTCTTTAGAAATCTGGGTCTCTGGTGTACCAGCCAAATATTTTTCAACTACCCTGTTTACTTGATCAAGGTGCTCTACTGTTAAGTCTTCAAACGACACGCTTGGCCCTCTTTCCTCTTTGTGGAATACGCTTGATACGGTCTTCCTTAAATGCACGGAACTGCTGTGCCTTGCCCCTAAATATCTCAAAGCAGTCTACCCACTGTGAGCCAGTTAGATCGTTTGTAGTAATTCCTACAAACTTAAACTTAGTTCCGTACTCACCTTTAACTTTAATAATGTCGCCTGCTTCAATGGGGAACCCATTAACTTCCATGTATGGAACTGTTGTTAGGTTATTTGGTTCTACGTGTACCCTCTTGCGTCTTCCCATTCTGATCTCCCTATCCCTCTGTCTTTGTTATTGAAATTATTTTATTGCATTTGCTACAAGTCTCGTACGTGTTACCAGTATATGGGCATGATGCAGTCACGACATCTTCATGGGCACACCTACGCTGTCTTGCTTTTGTAGATAGTATCGTAATAAAACTAATCATCGACTACCGTCTCGACTTTCTTAGTCCAAACTTTGCCAGGTAAACATAGATAGTTTCAATACTGGCTCCGCACTCTTTTGCAATCTGCTCTGGAGTCTTTTTGTCTATGTGGTATCTTTTCTTTAACCAAACTTCTGATGTATATAGTTTAGCAGCCATGTCTTAGTCTGTCAACCCCTTCAACTTATCTATATTATTTACAGCATAATGACCAATTCCAATCGCATCTGAAACGTCATTGTCTGTTACGATTTTATCATAGTTAATCTCAATAAGCTTTATAGTCCTATTCTTTCTTACGGACCGCTCGTTATTTTTGTACCAAGATTTGCTTTTGCCTGGGTTCTCGGACATCAGCTTAAACTTTTCTTCCTTGGTTAAAGCCTTGTTTCCCAAATAGTTTTGCCACGTAATTGGTGGAACAGACACAGCCTTTTTGATTCCCGAAGAAATTGCTGCACCAACTATTGATCCTTGTACCAGGGTTAGGTCCAGCAGGGTCTTGGGGCTATTCAGGAATACTACCTGCTCAATAACTATATAGTCTACATCAAAGATCTCAAAGATTGCCTGTGTTTTCCTAGCTGCGTCGCCAACCTTCTCAAAAGCATTATCCCCAGAGAAATTTATCTTTCCATACTTAATTAATTGATCATCGTGAAAGATGGCAAAGGCCATACTGTTAGTACTAGCATCAATAGAGCAGATCTTATTCATCTTTACCCTTTATGATGCCCTTGATTTCTCGCAGAGCTCTAGATACGTCTTGTGGGTTAACGAGACATTTCTCACAAAGTACCTCGTCATTGTATGCCGAGAGTCTTGACTGGCAAGCTTTACACAGCCTAACCTTTCCCAGTTTACGAGAGCGTCTTGTTATTGCATAACGTTCTGCAATTTTCTCCTTAGTCGCTTCTTCTCGACATTCTGGAGAACAGTATATCTGGTAAGATATCTTAGTGGTAAATGGTAGGCTACACCATTGACAGTTTTTCATCTATAGGCTCCAAGGAATTGATCTTAACGACTCCCTTGCCAGCCTCATCACAAGTTGCCCTAATCGGACATGTCTTGCAAATCTTTGAATTAGATCTATAGTTTTTCTCGGGCAGGGTTCTATCGACCCATGCCTTTCTGACCGTTCTCATCCAATCAAATGCCTGGTTTACCCACCGTACATAATAGTCATTGATTTCTACTGGAAGTATCAGTAGCTCATGATTGTTTTTGTTTTCATAAATAAGGACAGCTTCTGTCTTATTCAGAATCTTCATATAAATAAGTAGTTGGATTAGGTGATACTTTGCTGGCTTACCTGCAGCCTTGCGGTACTCAAATGCTTCCATTGGCATTGTCTTAATCTCACCAAGTAGCTCTTTGCCCTCCCAATTAAGCATTACGTCACCGTAACCAAAGATTGGCGGGTCTTCGCTAATTACCTTGAACTCAGAGTCAGCCAGGAAATCGTCTACGTTTCCCATGGCTTCCTGAATACGCTCGTGAGACTTAGTGCCAGCGGTCATGTTTGCACCACCGTATGCGTCTGCGTTGTCTTCAAAGGTGGTGCCGTCAAATGCTAGGTACCAGTATCTTGGACATTCCCCATGGCTAAATGCAATTGTGCTTGGAGCAAAAGACTTTTTCTGTTGGTGTTTTGCAACACGCTTAACAGTATAGCCAGACTTAATCTTTTCTATCAACTGATCAGTGTCAAGAAAGGATGCCTTCTTTGCTTCATGCTTTAGCATTACTTCGCTTAATAGATTTTTTGCCATGTTGTGTTAGCGAGTTATATACTTTAGGGCTGCCACAAGATCCTTGATGGACTCTGCTGCTGTATAGTATATGTTCTTCTTCGCTCTATCTCCCTTATCTACATTTGTCATCCAAGTCGCCTTGAATGACATTTTGGCTGCAATTGCTTGCAGGCGAACAATTTCAAGAGTAGCAACCTGAATTGGAATGTCTGGCCTTACGATAAGCTTAGCAATCATAGTTAATGCCTGCGTAAGCTCTTCGTCCTGCATAAATTCTGAGATCTCTGCAAGACCATTTACCATTTCTAATGTTGTCTTCTCTTCTTTTACTTCTTGTTCCACCATACTATTATACCACGAACTCGCCGTTTACAATGTTTTGCTTGTCTTTGCTAGTGACACTAGCCTTGCCAACAAACCATGGTAGCAGGATATCATATAGATCAATCAGAAGGTTTACATCTTGGATCTGGTACTTCTTCATCTCTGCCCAGGCCTTTGGGTCACCTGCCATACAGTTAATCCATAGCTTGAATCCTGAGTGCTTTACCTTTGCACCAACGCCAAGCTTTTGTGCAACATAGTCTAGCTTGTTAGATGGGAACTGAAAGTTAGCCTTAACAATACTCATTAGGTCAAGGTCCTTGACTGGTGATGGTGGAGTGAAACCATTCTCTAGGAATTCACGATTGATGTGCTTGTGGTCAAATGCCGCTGAGTTCCAGCCAACTAGAACATCGGCCTCTTCCATTAGAGCGTGTAGCTCTTCTAGCATTACCCTGTATCCGTCGTGGTGCACAGACTTAAAGATAACTTTCTTTGTGCCACCCCACCTTGCGCCAAAGCAAAGCATTGTTGTTGGCTCAATAATTTGGTCTATGCTTACGTTCTGATCCCATAGACCCCAAACATAAGCTTTAATTGGTGTAGTCTCAATATCTAAATACAGTGTCTTCATTATTTTTTGCTTTCTTCTATTAGTTGTTCTAGTAAACCTAATTCAATTATGGCCAGCCTAGTCTTCCTATTGGTCTCTCCCAATACTACGACAATTGCTGGGTCATTCTTATTCTTCATGGCATCGGTGGTGGCCTTGGCCCAGTTGTCCTGGTTTACTGTAAACCCTTTAGGATATTCCTTAAAGTCTACAGTAAAGTTTTCCCAAGTAGCGTCACCCTTCTTTGTGCCACGACCGCTATTCTTAATAGCCTTGGCACCTAGACGACTAGTTTCTGATCTCTCGCTCATAGTCCTGTTTCTTTTTCTTAACACCCAAGGATACCATGGATACGTGCTTTTGTCCACACATCCAGGTGATTTCTTTTGTTTCTGGATAAAGCCTAATACTTGTAACTATTTCTTTACAGGTGTGACAAGGAAACTTTCCCTGAAATATCTCGTACCTAGCCATTTAGTTTTGCCTTAATACTTTCTTGTAACTCTGGGTTATCACGAACATGCGTTACAAATGCATCCCTACCCTGAACCTTATTGCCATCTGGTAGGATATACCATGCACCAGTTCTCTCAACATACCCCATCATTTCCGCTGTATCTACCAGGTCACCAATGTCATCAATTCCGATCAGGTCTCCCCTAAACATAAAGTCATACTCGCCAGACTCTCCTGGAGCTGACGTCTTAGAGTTCTGAACTTCCCAGCGTACTCTACGGCCCACCTTTTGCTCAATAAGCTTGTCTCCAACCTTAATCTTTCTCTTCACCGCATTGTTGTCAGACGATGATGAGAATAGCTTTACAATAGTTGATGAGAAGAACTGCGTTGCGTTACCGCCAGTAGGAACTGACTGAGTATACATTGCAGTAATATTGTTACGTGCCTGTGAGATAGCAACAATAAGTGCTGGCTTCTCCTGGTTGTTAGCGTAGTTAATCATCATCCAAGCATGCTTTAGGTCTTTAGACTCTGATCCAATCTGCTTGGTCTTGTCTAGTTCCTTTAGCTCTGTAGAGTCCTTCTCAAAGTATACCGCTGGTAGTAGCGAGCTTATAGAATCAATTACGACCATATCAACGCCTGCGTGCAAGAGAGCAACTACAACATCGACCATGTCGTTAATACTTCTGGCCTCGGAGTAGATTAGCTGAGAGGTATCTACCCCTAGCTTCTCTGCCCACTCTTGGTCATAGGACATCTCTGCGTCTACCCATGCACAAAGCTTTCCTTCTTTTTGTGCCATACCAATTGTCTGCAAGCAAAGCGAAGACTTTGCACTAGACTTACTTCCCCATAAAAGAACTTGTCTTCCATATGGAAAGCCTCCACCTAAAGCAGCATTTAAGCCTGGGCTAGGTGTGGGCTGAAACTCGGTCTTAATGCCTACAGCAGGCCCTAGACGCTTTCTGATCTTTGGATCTAGCATCGCTAGAGCTTCATCAATTGTTGTCAATTACATCCTCCAATATAACGGTTCCATCTTTTGTTTTTCCTAGAGAGAAGCTATAGGAGCTACCCTCTTTAATCTTCATATATGCCTTTGGAAAGGCAGTCGGAAATACTGTGACTGGGTGCAGACTTCTTGAAGAGTCTGCCAATGTTAGCGTTGCCATCTTCTTTCCAGCTTTTGTAATCCTTGGCTTAAACGATACAACATATAGCTCATCTTCCTTGAATGGAAGAGTCTTATAGTTTAAGTATTTAATCAGTGACGATTCTTGCTTGCCAACCTGATCAACTGGTATAGCGTTTACGATTCTGTTATCGCTACACAATAAGATATAAGTCCTACCAGTTTCAATAGTTGTTTGCTCATCATCAAAAATGCTTATGCTTCCAGTCTTATCTAGGATCTCTACCCTGGACCAGCCCTGGCCTCGCTTGATGTTCTTAACCATTCCCATTAATATGAACGCACCCTTTTCCTCAAACTCTTCCACGTCATTCATGAATGCGTGATAGTGCTGTGGAACAGATATGTTGAACTCTGGTAGGTTTAAGAACTCGTATAGGTTCTCTCGAATCTCCTGATCATTCCTAGGATTATCTGGGAATGTTGCTGCACCAATAACTCTTAGTGCTTGGAGAGATCTGCTGTTCACTCCGCTACCCTTTTGGAATACGAACTCTTCAATCTCTTTGTATGAGCTAAATGGTCGCTCCTCCATAAACTTGCCTGCAATGTTGTCGGATATGTACTTAATGCCAGTTAGCCCGAAGCGAATACCCTTGCCCTCAATTTTAAAGTCCATGTCTGAGTCATTAATATGTGGCAGCTTAATGCTAATGCCCATACGCTTTGCCTCAATAAGGTACTCTGTTCTAGCATCCTTATCCTTCTCATTCTTGAGAATAGAGTACATAAACTCTAGGGGATAGTATGCCTTAAGCCAAGCAGTCCAGTAAGATAGTGTGGAGTATGCTACAGCGTGTGACTTGTTAAATGAATATCCTGCGTGGGCCTCAAAGTCATGCCACAGATCAGTGGCTACGTTAGGAGACAGGAATCTTGATGCACCCTGGACAAACCTCTCCTTGAATACGTCAAACTCTTTTGCATCCTTTTTCTTACCAATAATCTTACGAACCTTGTCGGCTTCTGCCATTGACATACCGCCAAGCTCTGTACAGGCCTGCATAACCTGTTCCTGGTATAGAATACACCCATAGGTCTCTGCTGTAAAGGCCTTCATTACCTGGTGGTGGTAGCTAATGTTCTGCTTACCGTGCTTTCGAGCAATGTAGTCTTTACCAATAGTATTAGCAGCACCTGGACGAACCAAAGCGTTAGAGGCTGCAAGCTCTGCAAAGTTCTTTACACCCATCTTTACCAATAGGTTTGTATAGGGAGTTGCTTCACACTGAAAAACACCCTTTGTAAAGCCGTCAGAGAGCATCTGATAGACTTTGGTGTCTTCCATGTCTACAGATAGCAGGTCAATTTTCTTGCCCTCACGCTCCCCTATAATGGTCAGGGTGTCCTTTAGAACACTTAGGGTCTTTAGTCCTAGAGCATCAATCTTAATAAGACCAATCTGCTCTGCCTCTGTCATATCTACCGCAACTACTGGGATTCGCTCTTTGTTTCCTGGAGATGTCCTAGTTTCCATTGGAGCAAACTTAAAGATAGGCTGCTTGGATGTAACAACACCAGCAGCGTGGATACCAGTACCACGAATCCTACCACGAAGCAAGTCCCCATACTGCTCAATTTCTGGGTACTTCTCCCTGAATTCACGTGTCTGTTTAGATGTGCAGTACTCGTCCCAAGTGTCCACAAGCTTTAGAACCTTGTTGACGTCAGTTAGCGGTATGTGTAGTGCACGTGCAATGTCTCGCACAACACCTTTATCCTTGAACTGCAAGAATGTAGCAATAGAAGCAACGTGCTTGTACTGTCTAACTAGATAGTCTTTAACTTCTTCACGACGGGTGTCCTGAATATCAGTGTCGATATCTGGGAAGTCATTACGTTCTGGATTAATAAAGCGGAAGAATAGCAGTCCATGCACAATGGGGTCAATGTCTGTAATTCCTAGAGCATAGCATAGCAATGATCCTGCAGCAGATCCACGTCCTGGACCTACCATGATACCCTGCTTCTTTGCCCAGGCAATCATGCTTCTAACCACCAAGAAGTATGGACCAAAGTTCTTATCCTTGATTACTTTTAGTTCTTCATCTAGTCGTGCAAGGTACTCATCAGTGTGTACGTTTCGTTCTTTCAAGCCAGCGACGGCTAGTTCATACAACTCTCCATCTGGATTTTGATACTGCACAGGCAACAAGTCTAGGTGATCTTTGATGTCATAGTCCTGGATGCTGTCTGCAATTGTTCTTGTGGCTTCGTACATATCTTCACGGTCAATGCCCTGGGCCTTCATTGCGTTGTGCATCTCTTCATCGGATAGCAGGTGAATGTCAAACTTGTTGAAGGACATCTGTCTGTCTGCACCGTATAGGTAATCTAGACGGTCCATCAGGTTGTCATGCTTCTTTGACTTTTCGTATGTAGCGTCCTTCTCAACCTTATTAGCATAAGAGTTAAGAATAAGTTTAAGTTCCTGGATTTCTTTCTGTCCAGCATCGGAATGGTGGCAGTCTGGGGTTACTACGGGTGTGACCCCGTACTCATCTGCAAGGGCAAGCAACTGATTGTTGACCTCTGCAGGATTGTGTGGCATTACCTCGATGTAGTAGTCTTCACCGAATACACGCTTGTGCCATTCAATAATACGCTTAGCTTCTGCTAGCTCTTCTGCCTCAATAGCTTTTGCTAGGGCACCAGAGAGGCACCCAGAAGTGACGATTAGTCCCTCTGAGTACTTCTCTAGCACCTCATAGTCAATACGTGGCTTCTTAAAGAACCCCTCAGTCCAAGCAATTTCATTTAGCTTGTTAAGGTTCTCCAGTCCAACCTTGTCCTTGGCGAGGATGACTATATGGTTATAAACCAGGTCTAACAGACCATCCCTTACATCATTGGCACGCTGATCAAAGCGGTCCTGTGTAATATACCCCTCAACACCAAGGATTGGCTTAATGCCCTTTTCTTTTGCAGCACGGTAAAACTCTCTGTGACCAGACAGCGAACCATGGTCTGTAATAGCAATAGCAGGCATACCCAGTTCCTGGGCACGGTCTACATACTCTTGTGGTGTGGCAATGCCATCAAACAATGAGTAGTGTGTGTGAACGTGTAAGCCAATGTATGTCATCTAAGTAATTCCTACCAGTCAATGTTGGTAGAAGTTACAGATGGTGCATCAAACCCGAAGAAGAATGACTCTTGCTCTGGGTAAGGCACCTCTCGGACAACCTTTTCTAGGTTGTGTAGCTCATACTCGCCCCATGCAAATGGTTCTGAGTCTGGGCTAGTAGGAATAAGAGTATAGTTAGTCTCGGTTCCCTGGCCATTGCGCTTTAGCTTCCAGCCAAGGTTTGAGATGCTTCCAGTCTCTAGTGCATACTCACGAATAGTGTTAAACGAAGACTGCTTGCTAACACCCTGCGACCACACGGCAATGTATGGGTCTTCTAGACCATCATCCACTAGCACGTTGCAGTAGAAACGTAGGCGTGCTCTCCAGCCAGCCTTTGGCTCCTTGCGGGCCATCTCGCAACCAAAGCAGCGGCCCTCTGTGTCCTGAGTACAGGCAGCCTTACGCTTGTAGTCTTTTGGATTAGTGTGCTCTGCAATAACTACAGACAGACCACGGTCTTCTGAATAGTGTGCAGAGTCTGTGTCTAGCTCTTCGACAAAACGGATCTTTGCAGACTGTCCGTCAACTAGCTTTACCCATCGGACCTTTGGTCCGTTTGATTCATATTTTGGCTTATCAAGTAATGCGTTGATATCTTTTAGCCCTTTGATTACGCTCATTATTTTCCTTCTTTTATTGGTTTATTAGTTTAACATAGAGGCGATGGACTTGTCAAATGAAACCTCAAGATTTTTTATATCATCATTTGACATGTCGCCTATGTCTTTATATTCTTTATTTAGTTGTATTACGGATACACGAGAGCCAAGCTTTTTAATTATCCTGTCTTTCATGTTACCGCCTGCTTCATCATTGTCTGCAATAACAATAATGTCATTGAAGTATTTTTGAAGTAGATCTGTTTGTATATTGGACACGTTAGAGCCCAGGGTCGCTACCGCTGGAAATCCACACTGGTCCAATCTAATTGCATCAAAGGATGACTCGACAACGTACACCCTGCTGGAAGTCTTTACTCTATGTAGATTAAACAAGGTCTTTGCTTTAGGAAGGCCTGGGGTATTCTTAAAGTCCTTGCCCTCGATAGACCTTCCAACAAAACCAACTGGCAGGCCGTCTGGAGCATGTACTGGTATAGTAACCATGTCTTGCTTTTCTGAAAATCCAAGAGAAAACTTTCTTACAGAATCTTCTGTAATTTGTCTACCAGTATAGTATCTCATTGCTCTTGGAGATGCCAAGGCGTCTGAGCTAAGTCTTTTTATTAATAGCTCATCAAATGCCTTGTACTCTGGCTTTTCAACCAATGCCTTTTGAATTTCATCGGATAGGTTGGTCTGAACCTCTTTGGACTTAATGAATCTTGCTGCCTCGAAGTAGGTTCTTCCAGTAACGTGCATCACTAGCTCGTGTAGGTCTGCAATCTTGTGGCAGGCAAAGCAGAAGAAGGTTCCCTTAGACTTGTCTACTTCTCCAGCAGGAGTTCTGTGATTAGGGTGAAATGGGCAGAATAGTAGGAAGTCAACATCAATCTCGCCCTCTATTGTGAGGCCGCTTCCTGTGAGAATACGTTTAATCTGCTCTGAGGAGTATGTATGACCGTTGTCCCGTCTATTCCCTCTATCCATTCGCTCTTCTTCTTTCCTACGTATATTCCATGTAATGATAATTCAAATGTAAAGTTTTCTGACTTGCTATTATATTCTATCGTAAAATCTGGTTCTATGTCAAGCCTTATTGCGTACCCAGAAAGTCTCATTTCTGATCTGAGAAGTCTTTCGTACTCATATCTCAGTCTAGCAATTGATGAGTCATCATATATGACTCCGTCAATTCCAAACCTTTTGATCGGCTTGTGATGGTATGTATCCATACCCTCTATTATACCTAGTTATCTTGGAAATCCTTGTATTTGTACCAACCTTTGTCGAAGTCAGCCTGAATAAGAAATTCCCCCATAAATCCATTACGGTTCTTTCTAAATACACATTCAATAATGTCAGAGTTTGCACCTCTACCCAGAGCAAGTACCCAGTCGGCGTCGTAAGCGATCTGACGGCTCCAAGCAGTCTGACCTAGGGTTGGCACTGTATCTAGCTTTGTAACGTCATCTGGAGTCGCTGAGGAGATAGCTATGATAGGTACCTCTTCTGAGATAGCCATAAGCTTTAGCTCACGAGAAAGGTTCTTCATCCTAACAGTCTCGTTCTCGGACTTTTGGTTTGGAGACATTAGCTGTAGGTAGTCAACAATTACAAAGTCTGGCTTGTACTGATCAATCTTTCCACGTAGAACAGATGGTGTAACTTCTCCACCAGAATCATTAGAGATAATGTGGAACTCTGGCCTGCCCTGAATTTTGGAACCGTGCCACTTTTTAAGGTCATCAATCTCTACCTGGCCAGAACTAAGCTTGCGGTGTGAGAATAGGCCCTCACCCATAATAGTGAATACACGGTTACGAACTTCTGTCTCTGACATCTCAAGGCTGACAATCATGGGTGTCTTTCCCTGCTTCCATGCCTGTACTGCAAAGTATAGAGACAACCAAGACTTACCAATACCTGGATAGGCTAGAAATACACCAAGCTGTCCTGGCATAATTCCCGCTGGCAGGTAGTCGTCAAATCCTGGCATACCAGTTTTAATTCCTGTTGCTCCAAGATCCGCCATCTTTTTTGCATTCTCGTAGTATGCGATAGCTGACTCAAGGTCTGTGGCATCGATGTCTCTAATTGCAGACGTGTTCTTTTTTAGTGCAGAGGTCTGTCCAATTAGTTTCTCTAGGGCTACGGTAGAGTTGCCATTCTGGACATCTGCTGCTGCATCACGCAACATTTCCTTAATACTATCATTAAGGTATTCTGACTGAAGCTCTTCTAGATGGTGCTTCGTGGCACCGATACCCTGGACTGGTTGGAAGTCACGGAACTTGTCCACTACCAATGATGATGGTGGGACTGAGCCATTCTTTTCTGAGTAGGATCTGATGAACTCCCAGACATCCTTATGGGTTCTAAGCAGATTGTCTACGTTAGCCTGCAGTAGTACGTGGACCTGCTTGTCATCAAGTACTGCCGATATTAGCTTTGCTTCTGTATTACTCACTTAACCACTTCTTCGCTGCTTGTCTACGCTGGAGCCTTTCCAGCTTGTCTTGTTCATACTGATTTCTTTTATCCACTATGTCATGTGCATAGTTTGCAAAGTATTTCCATGTAGGATTCTGTGCTACCTGGAAGTAATAGTCTAGCAGGTCATAGCAGTATTGTAAAGTGTATGACTCAATAAGGGCATCTGCTGCCCACTGCTCTACGTTTAAGTTTGTCTGAGGTCTTTGCTCATACCGTGCAGTATGTAGCTTACTGTAGCGACTGAGCAAGGAAAACCTCTCCTTGCGGTCAGCCATTACTTAGCCTCTAGCTCCGCTGAAGCTTCCTGTACCTTTTCAGATAGCTTTGACTCTACAAAATTATAAACACGGTCAAATGCTTCTGCTGTGTTTTCGCCTTCACGCTTGTTGTCTTCGATGCCCAGGTCAATGCGTAGCGATTGGAAGTTGCCTAGATTGAGCGTATAGCCCAAACTTACTGTTACCTTTGTGCTTTCGTTTTCCATACCCATTATCTCTCATTAAATTGATTCGCCCCACACTGGAATGAATCTGCCGTCTTCTGTTCTTGTATAAGTCAGTATACCATCACCCATACGCCTTGTCAACTCTTGAGTTGAAGGAGTTATATTGTTAGTTATTAACTTATCTCCCCGAGGTCTTCCCATAGAGTAGGATGCTAGTATATCACGAATTTCCCTAACTTGCGACTCAGAATAATAACTTCTTACTTGCCAGCCAGTTTCCCCACCTTTTTGAGATCCAGTTGGATGCGGAATCTCTCCACGCTTCATAAGGCTAGGCATATACTTCTTATGCCTATTTACGAGGTCTGCTGTTTCCCCCACAGTATAAGCTCTTTCACGATTTCTCTTAAAGTCACTAATAAGACAACTTTCAATCTGGTCTTTGATTATGTTGTATACAGACATAATCCCATTAGCACGGTTTATGTGGTGTGATCTTACTAGGTCTCCGTTTAAGAACCATACCTTTTTGTTACCAGGAATTATTGGGGCTTCATTATATTCTTCACGGGTGCGATAACCACGCTTTAAATTTGGTGCCATGGCGTATTCCTATAGCTTTGTCGGGACGCCTATAATAATCAAGTTTACGGCCAAAGACAAGTCTCCAGCAGTATTGTATCTGACCACGCCAGTTACGCTAGATGTGGTAGTTGACTTGATAATGACTGTAACATCTTTACCAGCCGCTGTATTTCCAACGTTTACTGGTGTTGCAGTTACAATTGGGGCATACTTAAAATCTTCAAAGTTATACGAGAACTCTTGCTCATTACCAGCACTTACCGTACTGCTTGTAGCTACCTCTACGTAGCCTCCAATAACCTTACCCTCTGCCGTCTTAACACTCTGCCTTCCAGCAGTTGGCGTATCAATAGTCAGGTAGTTGTATGAGTTAGTTGACATTTCATCGGATAGGTCATTTACTGCTGACGCTAGCTGATAGATGTATGATAGGTCTAGTGGTTGACCACGCTCAGGTACTGGAATTCTTGCCATAGTAAGATCAATTATACCATAACTAGATCTCTAGGACACTTGATTTGGCAAAAACAATTTCTGGCCAGTACTTACGTGGGTATGTTCTTGTTTGAATTGAAACAGAAACTCTTGTATATCCGACGTTCGGTATAGGCATTGAGAAAAAGTTTCCAGATACAGTTGCCTGGTATATATAACTTCCTACACCCTCGTTTACACCTACCTGAGTAACCCCAGTACCCCAAGCAACGTAGACGTCAAAGTCTTGTAGCGTGGAATTAGCTGGCACGTCCCATGTTGCAGACAATGTTCCATTTGCTGCTTGAACAAATATACCTTCATCATCTACAGATGCCCTGGATACTGGCGATAGCACATGCTGTGGTGACCAGTGTGAAAGCCTGTTTCTGTCTTCAGAGACGATTCTGTACCTTACAATGTAGTTGCCATAAGTTGCAGTTACCTCACCGCCAGAAACATAGGTGCTTGAGGTTGATGGCCCCAATATTTGAAATGTATTAGTGGTAGGTGTTGCATATACGATAACGTTAGTTGCATTAAAGATTACTGGGTCTATACCAGATATTTCTATGGCGTCCCCCGCAGACAATCCGTGATTCTGTGAAGATGTGTATTCATAAACTCTAGCACCAGTTTCAAGATTTGGCTTGCTAACTGCAGCTGTCAGGGAGAAGGAGCTGCCAGTTGGAACGGTCACTGGTGGCAAAGTTCCCTTTGCTATCCTGACCTTTTTAATAGTTGCCATTATAGAACATCCATTGCAAATCTAAACTCTACTAAGTTGGCAGTATTTGACTCTTTTACAATCGGTAGTGCGTTTGAAGTCTTTACCACCGAATATCCTGTAAGACCATATAGGGCATTTACGGTGTTTGTGTTCTCAAACCTTGCGGCATCGATTGCTACATAAAAGTTTGGATCTGGATCTCCTACGGAATCAAGCACCGAAACATATACCTTTATGATGGATATTGACCCCCAGCTAAACTCAGCACTTTTTACTAAATCTTGTAGGGTTGAGTTCTTTACGATGTAGCGATTGCTTGTGAGGTCACTAGCAAAAAGCTCTGACTGCAACATTGCATACTGCCTTGCCTCAGTATTGGCATCTTCAGAAGTAAACTCCAAGATCACACGAACGGTATCTGGTGTTGCTGTATTGTTAAGCTTGTTCATTACAGAGAACGCTAGCCTTATCTCATCGTTGGCTGAGTTCTTATCTAGATTAATTGAAGTGCCTGTAAGGTGAATGTGTGGGGTGTTTACTGCTGGCACCAGCTCGTCTCCAACCTTGGAGATCTCGGACATGTCTCCCCGAATAACAACCATGTTGTTGAGGAACCGACATCTCTCATTCCTACTTATTCTAGAAGCGTTGTTCTCAAATAAAGAATTGTCAGCATTGACGAAGAAGGCAACGCTACCTCCATCGACGATCTCACCTTGGGTAGCTTCATCGTTATTGTCTAATGGCCTGTCAATAGTTGGGATAGCTGTTGCTGATCCAAGGACGTGATACTCCCAATTCTCTGTTTGTGCAAATGAGTAAAGGACTCTACTATCATTAGCACCTGCCGATGGGTTTGCTCCTGCTGAATAGACTCCAACTTCTGTTATCTCGTAGCGCTCTTCGGTGGGCACCTCAGCAGTTAAAACAATCTCTGTAACTCCATTTTCGGTTACATACCCTCTTGAAACAATTGGTGCTCTAAACATTTCAAAGTCTAAAGACTTTTTTGCAGAGTAGTCTAGCCCACTTGCGGTTGATAGCTGAGCCGATGGACCACAGCCTGCGGCAATATAAGAGGCATAAGCTGGTGCTTGGCCGATCAAATATTTAGATAAAATGTTTTTTCCAGTTGTAGTAATCATATTAGTCCTTAATATATTGTATCATTTAAAATATCTCCAGATGTCAGAATCTGAACTTCTACCCTCTCATCTGCGCCCATGTTGATTAGATTAATTATAAGATCTCCAGTCCCCTCTTCAATGTATACTACATTCTGGGTGTCGCCTTCTGGGATCTTGCTCTCAAGTTTGATTGGGAAGCTGTTGAAATAAGTAGTGCTTGGGTTCTGCAAGGATAGAAGATTTTGAGGAGAATACTGGATGGCTATTGCGGATAGATTTTTGATTGGCCTATAAGCAACTGTCTGGCCATTGACCATATTATGTCTTGCTATATTGATTAGCTCTTGGCCAGCTACTGACTCAAAGAGCAAGTCTTCTATAATCCCAACATCTTCTACTCTGTCATTTACGAATAGGTCTGTGGTTGCTGCTTTTATGCCTGAATTTGAAGATCCCAAAGATGAGACTGGTACTGGCATGTTTGGAGTTGATTGAATCACTATAGTACCTCACTTAAGTATAGGGTCATTGACGTAGACCCGTCAGCCCTGTCATAAGCTATATTATACACTACAAACCTTGAGCCTTCTGGTCCGACTATGCTAGTACCCTGGGCATCTTTGTAGTTTATGCTTACTATATCACCTAGCTGAATTGCAGGGTTTGGGAATATTCTAACACCAACAGACTTTCTTGGCTTTGTGACCTTGCCTAGCATCCAAGACATTAGCTCAAATGCGTCGTCCTCAGACTGAACATATTTGGCGTCTAGAGAAAACTCTCTATTGCCATATGTAAGCCTGCTTAATTTTATGTCCTGATAATACTCCTTTGCCTTTTGGGGTGAGTCTACCAATGGGTCTGCAACAAATTCGTACTCGGAAAAGTCGCTCTTCCTAGAGAAGTAATCGTTTACTGTTAGGTCAGTTGAGGATGACTGAGTTATCGTTACGCCGTGAATTGCAAGGTTTGCTCCATCTTCATTAAGAATTAGTGCGGAATCTGTGGCATTAAATACCAAGAACTCTGCCCCATAGGCACCGCCCATAAAGCCAGAAACTACCAAGTTTTTGACCTTAGAAACATTGTGAACAAGCTTAGAGTATAGAGCTGGATATGCTCTATCATACTTGATGTTATAGTATGAAGCCTCTCTGAATATAGTTCCAAACTCATCGTAGTATATGTTATACTTTGGAGGCTCAGATGCGCTAATACCGCCGAGGTAGGCCGACTGCACGAAGCCGCTAATGGCATACTTCTTCAAGGAGTCGCTAGCAGTAATCTGTTTGCCAAAGACTGATTTTACTGGCGTGTCCAACACAAAAGAAGTGTTTTGAGAATAGTTTGTTCCTAGTGCATATATGTTCTCAAACATGCACCTAGCGGCTCCCCTTACAAACAATGCCATATTGTTATAAACTGGAAGTGGATCTGTGTCATCAACGACGGCAATTACTCTATTGTTTATGTATAAATAAAATCTTCTAGTGCTTCCGATATTTTCGTATTCTACCGCCAGGTCATATACAGTAGTTACTTCATCGTCTACACGTCTACTTAGACCAACCATGGTTCCATCGTCTGTAATTATGCCAGCTGAGTTTTGACCCCAAAGTTTTACTGGAACTGCTGCCTCGTCTTTAAGCAGAGTCCACGCGGTTGTGTCCGAGCCAGCAAAGGTAACCTTGTAGTATCCATTTTCCGAGCTATTGGATTGTGCCGAAAGAAGAAGCCTATCTCCAACCTGCAATTGATTTCCTAACCATGAGATAGCTCCATTTGAAGATGACCTTAGAACATTTGATGATAGGGTTCCATCTAGATTTGAATCTATTAGGTAGTCATAGGATTCGTTTTTTGCTAGCTTATAAAAGATAACATTGTCAACATCGTAGTTCTGATCTGTTAAGGCTGCTATCTCAAAGAAATATCCGTTGTTGGTGGTTGGGTTTAAGAGCACTCCGAGTCCTCCAGAAGAGGCACCTATAGTTATGCTCTTTTCTGGAGAAGATCCTTCTACGGTATAGTATGTCGAACTACCAGACGGACTCTGAATTCTATTTGTATCATTAAGTATCTTGCCGACTATCCTGAGTCTAGTTCCAAAGTGGCTGTAGCTTTCTCCAAGATCTTTTGGAATGTAAGATATAAAGTCTGTGGAAGTTTCGCTGCTCAGGAATGGCTTTCCAGTTATAACCAACGCTGAGGCTTGTACTGTAGCAGAGGATGTTGACAATATCTTTGCCTGCTCACCTTCTGGCTGATTATCTAAGGCTAGGTAGTTTTTTATTAGACTAGTTGCTGAAGTTCTCTTGGCTTCAGTATTGCTCAGCTTTCCAGAACTAGTAGACAATCCAACTGGGCCTGCAACTAATGACATGTCTGCTATTGGTGAGGAGTCAGAGAATAGGTACTTTGAGTTCATTGAGCATCCATACATATTGCTTGAGTTTGTCCAGTATGGATCTACCCCAGCATAGTGCTCCACAATCTCTGTACCGAATTGTCCACGACCGTGTTTGGACACTGCTCCATTTGAAAGCCTAGTGACTCCGTTAATGACTTCATAGTTAGGCTCAGAGTAGATCCTGATTAGTCCAGTTGGATATATTTTGCCATTAAAAGGTATTTGAGAAAAATACTTTTCGTACTCTTGCGAGCTACTTATCCAAACGTTTGGACCGCCGTTGGCTACTGACAGACCAGAGACTGTATACTGTACAGCGTCATACTTTATGATTTCTCCGTTTGCATAGAAGTAGCCCTTATATCTCGATATATAGTAAACGCCCTCTCCAAGATCAACGGTATTGTTTATTAGCTGATTGCCGACTACAGTTGGTACATTGCTAGAAAGAGTAGAGTTAATAGGTATTGCAGCCAGTGCATCCTGAGTAGTATCCGATGAGCCATTACGTGTTTTTAATACTGGTATCGAAGCACCCTCCCAAAGTATAACTGGTCGATAAATCCAAGACTTATACCTGTCAGTGCTTCCTGCTTGCTCGGTTCCAGAGTACTGTCGCTGTATGTATCTGGTAGAATATACAACCTTGCCATTGTTATAGACAAGGTTTTCCTGAGAGCTTATCTCTGCTATATTTGCTAACACCTCTGAAGTCTTAGCGTTTTGATATGCACCATCTTTTGAAAAGTCTTTTGAACCATAAAGAACAATGTCGGTAGCTCGATCTTCTTCCGACGGCATTATGTAATTTTTACTCATAACAATAAAGTTGTTATACTCATCAAAGAACATTGCATATTGGGTTGAGACTGCAAGGTCGCTTAAAACTTCTGCTACCGTTCGGTTTGGCTCTACGTAGAAGTATGGAATGATAGGGTCAGTATCCGAAGCCAGCCTGACAAAAGAGTAATTAGAAAAGCCAATATTATCTAGCAATGTCGATATTGCATAGCTAAGAGATACGCTAGTTATTAGTAGCTCTGGTGCTGTGATTGACTCAAAGTAGAAGAACATGTCTCTCAACTCTAAGGAAACAGACCTGACAGAGTTTTCATATTCTGGGAACCCGTCAAAGTACATTGTCTTAATTGGCACATAGTAGTCATATGAGTCTACGTCTTTTATAATCTCATGGAACTTTACCTGTAAATTTTGAGATGTATGTGCTGCGATTATGCTGTTTGTGTTTGTAGAAATAAATGCATTGTCGTAGTCAAAGATGTCTAGTGTGCCAGTGGCTGCTAGAAGTTGTCCGACTGGCATTCCGCTTACACCAAGATCGGAGGCTGTTCTATTTACAGAGTAAGACGAAACCCTGTCTGATATATTTGCTGCAAGCCTTGGAGACATTTCTATTAGGTCAAACGTTGCGTCTTGCTTGTTCATGGTTTCAACAACCACTTTGATACCCTGGAGATATTGAAACTCTCGATACTTAATCTTGTTGTCTACATTTTGAAGAAATTGTGGCGGGTCTACAAATTCTGTTACATACGGTGTCCTATTGTCTACAGACTCATCTGATAGGATCCAGCCATATGATGGCTCGAACGATTGGTATTCTGCTCCATCCCAGACGTAGTAGGTTCCGTTATCTAGGTCAGATGTCTTAATTAGATAGGCGGCACCTATAAAGTTGTTATCTGGCAAAAGACCAACAGAGGTAATAGTGTTTGCAAAGTAAAAGTTATTCTTAAACTCTTCTGGTACCTGTAGGCCATAGGCAATCTCCACATACCCGTCTTCACCAACAACTGGTTGGCCGTTTAGCCTTACAGAGTTCTCGTCAAACCTGATTGCGTCATTCCAAACACCGTCTTCCAGGTATTGAACTGCCCACCTCAGAGGTGTGGTTTTATTTTCTTCTCCAAATAGTGGGTCGTCAAAGTTTTGATAGCTATTTGAGAATGGGCCTAGGTCAACAGTGCCGACATTGGTCTGCATCTTTACAACAATTCTGTTTGCTGGAACCTGGCTTTTATAAACTACATATGGTGAAGCATCGTCTATATAGTGATTTCCGTTTACGGTTGTTGATGCTATACCCCGCTCTACAGATATTCCAGATTCGTCAACCTCTGTCCTGTAAGATGTCCAGTACTTAAACTTGTCCTCTTTGTGTGACATGTAGTACCTTGGCCTAGAAGACATGCTTTGGTTAACGTGGTGAGTAAACTTGTCATTAAAGTACCTGACCTTATTGATTCCAGACCTTGGCCTAAATCTTCCTAGACAGTCTTCTAGTGAGTACAGCAGCTGTTCTTTTTCTTTTGCCGAAGCAAATACAATAGGAATATCTGAATCATCAAATCCTCCGTCGACAGAGATGTCGGAGTATGTAGCGTCTGTGTAGTAGTTGCCTGCGTCATTAAGGTCAAAGGATGATGCTGGATTGCGATAAATAGAGCCAACATCGCTTGTTGGCCTGTACCTATAATTACCAATACGATCTATATTGGTAGCAACATTCATGTTCCATTCCAAGACAACTAAAGACTGATTAGTTATAGTGGAAGATGTCTCTAGGTGTTCTTTAAGAATGTCGTTCTCAAACATACTAAACCTCTTCTAGCGTTACAGATATGTTCCAGAAGTCAAAGTTATTTGCACCACGCTTTTCTACGGAGTAGGTAAAGTCAGAAAAGAACATCTCAACTATCTGATTATACTGCCCTAGGTGTGCGTATGCCGAATCATCATCTCCAAAGGATGAATACTTATCATATGCAAGGTATACCCAGAATGATCCGGAATGATTTTCATACCAGTTAAGTATCTCTACACCACCAGCACCGCCATCTGTAGTGTACTCAAACTGATTGTTGCCATACATGTCTGACCTTCCAGCTGTAGCGGCGGGGTCTTGGGATGACTCTATGGCAAAATCTGGTCTAAGGGCATATGATCTAGATGGTAGCATATCCCACGATGTAGAAATAGAAAGTTTATCGGCAACGTGAAAAGATCTCATTCTTCCATTAATCATTCTTTCACGATTCTCTATACGCTCTATGTCAAAGCTGATTGGGCCACGGTTGTCATCTGATAGGATTATAAAATCGTCGCTCAGAGTGCCCGAATAGTCTGCACCCACTTCGTATCCCTGTGGTAGGTAAAGCCCGCCCTCTAAGGTTCCTGGGTTGTTTGCCCAAAGCATTGCCTGTGGCCTAGCATACTTAGTACGCCCAGCCATGTAGTCTGATGTTGCCATTAGAACCTATTACTCCTAATCCTCTGTGAGTCGATCTGTTTAATTTGTGTCATAACCGATCTTGCAATTTGATCTGGGTTTGCATCTGATTTTACATTTACGTTTACACTATAATTATACACTGATTCGCCAGAATATGTTCCAGAGTTTACAGCCTTCATTTTATCTAGTCCAAAGTTCTGTACTGCATACTTACGCATTACGAACTCTCCTGGAGTAAGCATTGCTGGAACTGTGTCTGTGCCCCTGGCAAATCCCCCAGCTGCAAAATATTTTGGAACCATTCCACCAGATGATAACGGTATTGAATACTTTTGACCTGGGTATATCAGGTTGGGGTTGCTACCAATAATAGACTTATTGGCATTATAGATCTTCTTCCACTGTGAGGCAGAACCATAAAACTTTTTGGCAATTCCAGATAGCGTATCGCCACTCTTTACGGTATATGTTTTTGTAGTAGGCTCTGCAGCTTCTGGTGCTGGGGTCTGCGTAGGCGTTTCTGCTGGAGTTGGCTCAGTCGGTGTAACTGCTTCTGTAGTGTTGTCACTAAGTATCTTATCTGCATCAACAGTGATAGAGGCAGATCCATCTTCACCTATAGTTAGGTCTACGCCTTCGATGGCATTAAATGCATCTATGAGTGACTGCTTATATGCATCAGTTTTTGTTATAGCTGCATCTATGTTACCCTCAATAAGTGACCATGCTGTTGCACTCTTGCCAAGATAGTCTAGCTCTTCAATCCGAAGGTCTCTGGCTTCCTCTGCAATCGTAAGCAATCTTTGATTTGGTTCTATCCTTGACTCTTCAATTTCGGCAATGTTTTTGGTTAAAGTTTCAATTTCTGATTCTATCTCTTTTTTGGTTAGAGTCTTTTCTATCTGCTTTCCAGTCTCCTCATCCCATACTTTGAATGTAATCTTTAGGCTTTCTAGTTCTGCCTTGCGAGCCTTCTCTAGGTTTGTTGACTGTGCATCTCTTGCTCTCTCAGCCCGAAGCTTTCTCTCTTCCCTCTGTGCCTTTGCTGCTGCTGCTAGGTCACCAGAAGCAAGAGCATCTGCTACATCTAGCTGTGCCCTTGATTGCTCGACTAGTGCCTGGTTTGACTCGTAGATACTGTCTAAAGCTTCCTGCCTTTGATCATACTTATCATTTATCTTTGACTCTTCTTCAGAGATTAAAGATAGTCCGTACTGGTAGTCATCTAGAACTACCTGGTCTTTTGCAATTTCTTGCTGAGCTAGCTTAATTGCATCTAATGTGTCCTGGTTATCTGCGGTAAACTGTAACTGTATTGCATTTTCCTGAGAACTAAAATAACCCTGAATCTTACTA